CACTTCGAACTTTACGAGTGCTATAAGAAGCACTCCTTTATTCGAAACTATTCGAAGACAGTCTATACGGAATTGATACACCTATACACTACCTACATCAGTCAGAAGCACACCTTCTCACATTGGTGCAGTAGCTGTAGGGCAGAACTAGTAACGGCTGTCTACAATTGGTACACGAATGAGGCAAACACTACCTGGTACAGAGAGGAAAAGGTGGAGGATGTAACCAAGTTGCCTTTCAACACAGAAGAAAGGGTGATTGAAAATAAGCCGATCAAGAGAAGAAGAAAACCAACCAAATAAACACATGGACAGCAAACCAAAAACCAAACTAGGAAACGGCAAAAAGAGAAGTGATTCGTGGATCACAGCTGCTTTCTGTATATCCGATTCTGAGGCACACGCTTACACCTACAATGGTAAGAAGTATGTGAACTTGAATATCAACATCTACGATAAGCCAAACGAATACGGCAAGGATGTAGCAATCACTTTGAACGATTACAAGAAGGAGGAAGGTGCAAAGCCACAAGAGAACAAGATGCCTTCCGTACCTTACCAAGCCGAAGAATACGATCTACCATTCTAAAAAAAGATAGTGAGGAGCGTAATGCGGTTTGGCGATCCAAGTCCTCAGTAAGAGGTAGCACATTGTAGGTTCGAATCCTACCCTCACTACAAAACCAAAACAAAAAAACCATGTCAAAATTTCAATTGAATTTCAATAGTGCTAAAAAGGTGATCAGCGTAACCCTTGAAGATGAAGAGCAGGGAATCTTTGATCTTGCTTACTTGTTTAAGAAGTTGCTAGATGATGCAGGCATTCCGAACAAACTAGAAGAAAAAGAAGTAGAAGCAGTAGATGCTACAGAAGTAGGAAACGAAAAACTAGATTAATCTTTTTACAAAATTTTACAATATGAAAAAGCCTGATAGATCCGTTATAGAGAAAGCCATTGTGAAGGCATTTGGCAACCTTTCTACAGCCTCAAAATCATTGGGCATAGAAAGACCAACCCTATATAGTTGGATTGAACAGGATGGCTTAGAACAGGCTGTAATAGAAGGCAGGAATTCTAGGCTTGATTTTGTAGAAGGGAAACTAGATCAGAAGATTGATGGCGGTGATACTACTGCCATCATTTTCTTCTTGAAAACTCAAGGCAAATCCAGAGGCTATGTCGAAAGGCAGGAGTTAACCGGTGCAGATGGCAAGAAACTTTTTGAGGTGAAGATCCTAGATGATAGTATCTAGCATCAAAACAAATAAGGTATTCCGTCACCTTGAGACTAGCAAAAGTAAGATAGTAGTACAGCAAGGTGGCACAAGATCGGGGAAGACCTATAACATTCTTCTCTGGATTATTTTTTCTTACTGCGAAAAGAACACAGGTAAGATCATCACGATCTGTCGAAAGACCTACCCTGCTTTGAGGGGTACTGTAATGCGTGACTTCCTAACCATCCTGAAGGATCATGAGATCTACTCAGAAGATGATCACTCAAAGACAGCAAGCGAATACAAGCTAAACGGCAACACGATTGAATTCATATCCCTTGATATGCCTCAGAAGATCAGGGGTAGAAAGAGGGATTTACTTTTTGCTAATGAGGCGAACGAACTGAATTTTGAAGATTGGCAGCAGTTGCTTTTCAGAACAAATGAGAAGGTGATTATTGATTTCAATCCTTCGGAGGAGTTCCATTGGATATATGATCAGGTTCTACCTAGGAAGGATGTCGAGTTCTACCAAACTACCTACAAGGATAACCCATTTTTAGGGGCAGAGATCAAAGCAGAGATTGAAAGGCTCAAGGAGATAGATGAGAACTATTGGAGGGTCTATGGGCTAGGAGAACGGGGGCAAAGCAGAGCCTTGGTATATACTTTCAGTACTTGCAAGCAGATCCCAAAGGAGGCAAAGCTAGTAGCCTATGGTCTTGACTTTGGATTTAGCAATGATCCTACAGCCTTGGTGAGAACTTACATCCTAGATGATGCTATGTATGTAGATGAATTGATCTACCGGACAGGGATGACCAACCAAGACATAGCTAAAGAGATGCAGAACCTGGGACTTGAGAAGCAGAATGAGATATTTGCGGATAGTGCCGAACCTAAAAGTATAGAGGAGATCTATAGGATGGGTTGGAATGTAAAGCCTGTGGTGAAGGGTGCTATCAATCTAGGGATAGACATCATCCGAAGATACAACCTGTATGCAACAGAGGGAAGCTACAACCTGATTAAGGAACTCAGGAACTACAAGTATATCGAAGACAAGAATGGGCAGATGACCAACAAGCCCGTGGATAATTTTAACCATGCCTTGGATGCTCTCCGCTATTCGGTGGTGAACAAGATCTCGAATAGTCACCTAGGGAAGTACTCTTTCCGATAGATACATCAAACCAAAAAAATATATTTAAAACTATGTGGGATAAACTTACAGTAGGGCAGTTCATCAGTCTGTACGATATCGAGGCAAACGCTAATCTGAACATAATCGAGAAGCAGCAGAAGATGCTTGCAATCGTAGACGGGAAGGATGAAGAGTACTATGATGATTTCAAGTACAGGGATCTAATGCATGAGTACGCTGAGAAGTTAGCTTTCTTTGATAACATCCCAGAGACCAAGCCTGTAGACTATTTGCAGGTAGGTGAGAATAGGTATAAATTCTGCTTTGAACTACACGAGATCACGGCAGGGCAATACATTGACATTCTAGCCTTTAGTGGTGAGATCATGCAACTTAACAAGATTGCTGCCTGTTTCTTTCTGCCTATGCTAGGGGACAAGTATCAAGGCTATGGGGTAGTGCCTCATGATGTGGTAGCGGATGATTTGCTAGGGGCAAAATTCATAGAAGTATATAGTTGTATGCTTTTTTTTTGTCAATTATTCAGCGAATTAATAAGCAATACAATAATCTCCTCAATGGTCAACAAGGAGATGGCGGAGAAGGTAGTCCGTTTATGGCAAGGTGGGGGTGGGTATTTAGCACTAAACAAGTTGCAGACTTCCAGAACATCACAGTAAACGAAGCCTATGATCTAAGGGTGATCGAGTACCTAAACACCCTAGCATATTTGAAGGATTATAACAAAGACAAAGAAGCCCAATACAAGAAATGGCAGTTGCAACAGAAGCTCAAGTAGCAGGCCTAGTAATAGGCGGAAGAAGACTAAAGCCTAGCGAATATATCGCTAAGGTTGAAGGTACGCTTGTAGCCAATGTGAAGAACGCTATGGAAAAGCTAGGGATTAATCTAGTAGATAATCTAGCCAAGTATTCACCTGCCGATCAAGGGAAGCTAGCATCTTCCTTTTCTGTTCTTGGTGTAAGCGAAACTAAGACAGGCTACAGGCTCGAAATAAAAGTAGGTGTAGACTATGCCGACTACATAGATAAGGGTGTGAGGGGTATCCAAAACAAGCGGAAGACCTACAAGAATGATGAAGGTAGATTTTACCAATTCAAAACTTACGGGATGCCTGTCGAAGCCTTGAAGCAGTTAGAAGGATGGATGCAAAGAAAGAACATGGAGATAGATGCTACCAACTTGATAGAAGGTAGACAGGTACTTCCTCAGATCTCAAGTAGTGCTAAAAGACTAGCCTACTACATTAAAAAATATGGTATTGAAGGAAGGCAATTTATCAAGCAGTCAATAGATGAAGCTACTCCAGAATTCAATGTCGACATTCAAACCATTGGAAGCGATTCACTCATTTTAAGAATAAGCAAATGATAACCCTAGTAGAACCAAGCATAGACATCCTTCCGGCATTCAATCGGATTAACTACAACATAAGAAGCACAAATGCTGAAGAGACAGGCTTCAAGTATGTGGTAAAGGTGTACAATTCAGCAGATGAATTAATCACTACAGCGTACTACGATAGCCCTGCCGTGCCGAATGAATTCGTGGAGTTTGATGTATCAAAGTATGTGTCTGTGGACTTTGAATACGACAGGGGATTTTATCAAGTTGCTACTGCTTCAAGTTCGAACAAGGCTATTAAGGGATTCTACCTGAAGTGCTATGAGTACTATGAAATTGATGGTGATTTCGTGATCGTTCTAGCTAGTGAGGTGATATCTGAAACCAAGTACGCTTTTGCAGGTGCTTTGCCTTTGCTAGAGTTAAAGAATTGGTACGCAAATCATGCGCAGTATTGGGGATCTAGTAACAGCATATATAAGCCTTTGACAGATTGGACTACCATCAAGGTAAGGGAAAGCGATTCACAGATCATAGGCTTTATCAATAATGGGCTTTTGACTAATTGTGAACTATTGGTCACCTATTCAAATGGTACTACGGCTACCTACTTCATAAATGCTCCCGTAGGTAGTCCTTTAATTACCTACTTTAAGATCACACCTATGACCTACGGATCAGGGGTAGTATCTATTCAGTTGTTTGTCAATTGGAATAACGGATCTGCAAGGAGGTACAAGTTTGCTACCATGTTTACCCAATCATGCGGTAGATATGATCCTATGCGAATAGCCTACCTAAACAAGTACGGAACATATGATTTCTTTAACTTTGACCTAGTCAATAAGACTACCTTTCAAATCGAAAAGAAGGGCTATGAAAAGAACTACAGCGAAGACATCTATGAGGCAGATGGCATAATTGTTAAGAACATCAATCCGATATACTACACGAAAGAAACACAAAATTGGAAAATCATTTCGGACTATTTGAATGATGAACAAGCGGAATTAATCAGGCAGCTATACTCCTCACCTTTGGTCTATCTTAACATTGTGAATGATAACTACATCACTCCATCTTGGATTCCTGTAAAGCCAAATGCGACTAGCTACGAGGTCAAGAAAACGGCTTCGGATAAGTTATTCAATCTTGAATTGGATTTGGAATTTCAACTTATAAACACCAGACAGGTAATATGAGCGCAAGGCTATTTGTAGAAGGTATTGAAGCGGATACGCTAGGGGACATTGATGTTGACTTCACCTTTTCGGTGGCGGATGTTACCGACATTGAGAGAAGGAACACTTCATATTCAAAGACTATCACCCTACCAAGTACGGCAAAGAATCAGCAGCTATTTGGTAACATCTTTGATATTTCGGTAAGCAATGATATAGACATCAATTCTGTAAACATTGGGCAGAACTTCAATCCTGCAAAGCAAGCACAGGCGCAGATCTTCCTAGACAATGTCAAGATCTTTGATGGGGTTCTAAGGATGATGAAGATCAACTCAAAAGAAGGGGATATCATCTACGAGGTGAATGTGTTCGGTAGGCTTAGGGACATCCTTCATGAATTGGGAGATAAGACTTTAGCGGATCTAAACTTTTCGGATTATGACCATACCTACAACCGAACCAATATAGAAGATTCTTGGGATCGTGTTGAGTGGGTAGATGGTGATGACAACTATGTATATCCTTTGGTTGATTATGGCTATTCGGTAGACTCTATTTCTTACCCTATCAAGAACTTTAAGCCTGCTGTTTTTGTAAGTGAGATCCTAAAGCGGATTTTTGCAGAGGCTAACTTCCAGGTAAATGCTCCCTTCTTCAATAGCTTCTATTTTAGAAAGTTGCTACTGATCACGGCAGAGAAGAATATCACTAGAGAAAGCACTACCCTACTCAATCAAACACCTAACCTATTCCTAGAGGAGGTGACTAGTCCTGCTGACTTTTCGCACCTTCTAGTCTTTACCAATGTGGAGGCTTCAGGGTTTGCAATTAGTAACGGGGGTACTCGATTCACTTGGACTAAAATACAGCCTTTACAGACAGGCTTGAATGTAAATTTGAAGATAGCTTTTGAAGCATTGCAAGGATACACAGATAATGTGTGGACTCTATCAGTTCTCAAGAATGGCTCTGAGATCTTCTATGATTCAAGGCTTGTTTCGTTTATTTCGGCAGGGCAGGTATTCAATTGGGATGTCGAGATCTCAGGCGGTGTAGATTTAGCTACTAATAACTTCTTTGAGATCAGGCTTACCGGAGAGATTGCAGGATCAGGAACGAACACACAACTTCAGACAGAGGTAGTGATCCAACCTACAGGATCTTTCAAGATAGGAAACACAGTCCCTGTGGCGGTAGAAGTAGAGGAAGGGGATACTATGAAGATAGGCTATACCTTACCCAAGTCTTTGAAGCAGCGTGACTTCTTGAAGTCTATCATTTCAATGTACAACCTGTATGTGACACAGGACAGGCTTAGGACAAATGTCCTTGAGATAGTTCCGTACAATGAGTTTTACCGAACCTTTAAAGATCAGGCGATTGATTGGACTCACAAGCTAGATCAAAGCCAAGAGATCTCAATAACTCCTTTATCCGAACTTTCCGCTAAGGAGTACAGATTGACCTTTGATGATGATAGTGACTTTTGGAGCAATTCCTACAAGACAAAATTCAACCAAGCGTACGGGGAAAGTAGAACGATTATAGACAATGATTTTATTCTAGACACAAAGACTGTGAAGGTAGTCTTCAGTCCACCTGTAATGAGGGAGCAAGTACTAGGGCAGATCATGATCCACCTTTACAAGGTTGAGAACGGGGTGAAAGTGCCTGATAACTTCAAGCCTAGAATAGCCTATTGGAAGCCACAGATAGAATGTCCTGAATGGAATATCACCTATGCTTCCGGAAATGTTCCGTACACGAACTATCCATATGCAGGTCACTTGGATGATCCTATAGTACCTTCTACGGATGTGCTTTTCGCTAACCCTAGAGAGGTCTATTTTTCGATTGGTGTTTATCCAGGTGTGAACCTATATACTGAATACTATCAAGGACTAATCACTTCGATAGGTGACAGAAATAGTAGGCTTTTGGAAGGTTATTTCTACCTTACACCTACTGACATCATGAACCTAGACTTTCGAACTATCGTCAAAGTAGGGGTTCACTACTTCCAACTTGAGAAGGTAGATAAATACAATCCAATTGCAAACGGATTAAGCTATGTATCCCTATTCAAGATCCTTAGAAACATCAGTCCAATGGAATACGATTTTATCCTACTAGAAGATGATTCCTATATGTTGCAAGAAAACGGGGTAAGCAAGTTTTATATTTAAGAATTATGGCAGATAAGAGAATAAGTCAATTAGTTGAGAGAATAGACATTGCTAACAACGATGTCCTTCCTATAGTAGCAAGCGGTGCTACCACCACCAATAAGGTAACGATCTCAAGCATTCAAACCTTCATGCAAGGCAACTTGGATCTAGGTGTTACTTCTGTAGGTCTTTCTATGCCTTCGGCTTTCAGCGTATCAAATAGCCCTGTAACTACAAGCGGAAACATAAGCGTAACGGGTGCAGGTACTACAGCCCAATACATTAGGGGTGATGGTAGCCTTGCAGATTTTCCTGCTTCTTCAGGTGGTGGTTCATCTGTTAGCTACTACCTAAATGGATCAGTATCTCAGGGTACTATCGGAGGTGTAGATTATCAAGAATTGAGCAAAGTTCCCATCTTGGGAGCGGGTACAGATTTTACTATCAATGCGAACGGATACATAGCTTCCTTCATTACTGACATATTTGAGCCTAATTTGCTAGAAATACCAGGAGGGAATTGGAATTTTGAAACCTACTTTCAGGCATCTTCAGGAGGTGGAAGCCCTACCTTCTATGTAGAACTTTACAAGGTAAGTTACCCAACAGGAACGGCTACTTTGATAGCATCTAATTCGGGAACTCCTGAACTGATTGCCTTCGGTACTACAATTCATGCTTACTTCTCTACGCTTGCAGTACCTACTACTACCCTAGCCTTGACTGATAGGCTTGCCCTTCGTTACTATGTTGCGAACTCAGGCAGGACTATTACAATGCACACGGAGAACAATACTCTTTGCCAAATCATAACCACATTCAGTACAGGCTTAACGGCTTTGAATGGTTTGACAGCACAGGTGCAGAACTTTGCAACGGGTACAAATGGCACGGACTTCAATATTGAAAGTGCAAGTACTACCCATGTATTCAATCTACCTACGGCAAGCGGAACGAATAGAGGTGCTTTGTCTTCTACCGATTGGACAACTTTTAACGGCAAGGTAGGAGGCACAGGAGCATCGGGTCAAGTAGCCTTTTGGAATGGGACAAGTTCGCAGACGGGGGATAACGGATTGTTTTGGGATAACACGAACAAGCGTTTGGGGGTTGGAACTACAACTCCTGAAGAAAAAACTACTTTATCTTCAAATACCAAATACATTCTTCAGTTACAAAGACCAAGCGGAACATTAAATGATGCGGCTTTAATTAGATTTTCAAATTCAACTACCTCAAATGTTTTTTCTAGTTATATAGGCTCAATAAGAGGCGAAATTGGTAGAGGTATTTTAGTTTTTGGAACAAATAATTCTGGAGGGTTAAGCGATAATATTTCAGAGAATATGCGTATTGCCCCAGGTGGCAATGTCCTAATCAACACCACCACCGACGCAGGATTCCGCCTAGATGTCAACGGCACTGCTAGGGTGCAGGGGGTGGCTACAATTACTGCTGATTCATCGGTTAATAACGTGGCTATTGGTAGGGGTGGGGGTGCAGTAATATCAAACACAAGATTAGGAAATGGTGCTTTATCCGCTAATACATCGGGTTCAACTAATACTGCTTTAGGTGGTGATGCTTTAGGTATCAACACAACAGGAAATTCAAGCACCGCTGTTGGTTATTTTGCTTTGGCTAGTAATAATGCAAATTTAAATACTGCAATTGGTAGGAATGCTTTATCATCAAACACAACGGGTGGAAGTAATACTGCTATAGGTGGAAATGTCATGTCTTCAAATATTACAGGAAGTGGTAATACCGCAATTGGAAACAATGCAGGAAGATATATTGCAGATGGAACTACGGGATTAACAGTTTCTACTAACTCAATATTTTTAGGAGCAAGTTCAAGAGCAAATGCAGATAACGAAACAAATCAAATTGTAATTGGTACAAGTACCACAGGTCTCGGCAGCAACACCACAGTAATCGGCAACTCTTCCACTACCTTCGGGCGGTGGTTCGGCAACCTACTTGTAGGCTCATCAACCAACTCAGGGCAGCAGTTGCAAGTCACAGGCACATCCTTACTGAACGGCTTATCAACCATCCAAGGAACTACTGCTTCTGACTCAGGGCAACTAGGTGCTGAACTGCTAACTACAGGCACAGGCGATGCATCTTGGACAGGTACTAGCTTTGCGACAGGCTATACGCACGTTGCAGGGTCTACTACTACCTTGACAAGCACGCTTGCGGGGGTGGTAAGTACCTTCTATCAAATTACCTACACAGTAACAGGCAGAACGGCAGGTAGCTTTACAATTGACTTTGGTGGCTTTACATCTTCTGCATTAACTGCGACAGGGGCAGTAGGCCCAAGAGCGACTACAACAGGAACGCTAGTAATAACTCCAACATCTGATTTTAACGGAACGATTGTTTTGTCGATTCGAGTAATTTCTATTTCAAGTGCATCTGTTACATTTAACAATAGTTTAGGCGCAGTTACAAATCAAATAAGAATTAGCAGTATATCAACAAATACTTTTATTGGATTAAACTCAGGTAGAAATAATACAACAGGAGGTCAAAATTCTTTCTTTGGTCAAGGGTCAGGACTTTCTAATACAACAGGAATTTCTAACTCTTTCTTTGGTGCACTTGCAGGACAAAATAATACAACAGCTAATAATGGTACTTTTATAGGAAGAAGTGCAGGACTAAACAACACCACAGGTGGAAGCAATACATTTATAGGTGTTGAATCAGGAAGAGATAACACAACAGGGACAAGTAATTGTTTTTTTGGAGTTAGTTCAGGAAACTTAAATACCACAGGAGGCTCTAATGCTTTCTTTGGTGTAAGTTCAGGTGCAGGCAATACAACAGGAGGTAACAACGCTTTCTTTGGTACAAGTTCAGGTTTAGGAAACACGACTGGTGTTGGTAATTCATTTTTTGGTGAAAACGCAGCATTAAATAATACAACGGGTTCTCAAAATTCTTTTTTTGGTCGTAATGCAGGTAGATTTATTTCTGACGGAACAACAGCTAACACAATAGCAAACGACTCTGTATTTATAGGGGCAGCCACAAGAGCAAACGCTAATAATCAAACCAATCAAATTGTAATAGGTAACTCTGCCATTGGCTTAGGCTCAAACACAACTGTCCTAGGCAACACATCTACAACCTTCGGCAGATGGTACGGCTCACTATTGCTAGGAACTACTACAAACGCAGCTAGTTCAATCCTAACGATGGAGTCAACTACTCAAGGGTTCTTGCCTCCACGGATGACAACAACGCAAAAGAATGCTATTGCTTCCCCAGCGACAGGACTTGTTGTTTACGACAATACATTGAACAAATTATCAGTTTTTACAGGACTAGTTTGGGAAACTGTAACATCACTTTAAACAAATAAATAAAAATGAAAACAATTGAAGCAGTCCAAATTTGGGACAACGGAAAAGTACAAGAGGCTAAAATATTGAATGCCTATGCGGTAAATGTAACCCTTGGAACAAGTGCAACTTTCTACTACACTTTGCTGACTCAGAATGCTGATCTATCAGCAGGTCAACACATAGCACAAGGCAACCTAACCATGACAGGAGAGGCTTATGCTGCTTGGGAAGTAGATAGCTATGCATGGGATTGGGTAGCAGAAGAACTAGGGCTTACGATCACGGGTGACTATGTTCCACCTGTAGCGACAGAAGAATCAATTTAAACCAAATACACAGATGAAAATCACACTAACAGAAGACCAAATCAAAGCGCTAGAATCATGGGCAAATGAACTGCCTACCAAGTACGGGATGTCCTTCATCCAATTCCTAGCACAACAAGTGCAGGAGCAGAATCCGAAGGAAGAAGCAGAAGCAGAATAGTAAACATGGGGAATCAAAACGATTCCCCTAACCTTTAAAACACCTACCCAATGGCTGAAGAGAATAAGATCATTTTAGATGCAGATGTCAAACCCTTAAAGAAACAATTAAGGGAAGCGACTCAAGAACTACAAGTTGCACGACAGAGGTACGGGGAGTTCTCTACTGAAGCGGTTAACGCTGCTAAAAAGGTAGCTGTTATTCGTGATGAGATAGAAGCAGCAAATGAGGCAGCAGCACTATTTGATCCAGGTAAAAGGTTTGAGGCATTAACAACGGCAGCAAGTACGGCAGCAGGAGGGATTGCAGCGGTACAGGGTGCAATGGCTTTATTCGGTGGTGAATCTGAAGAGGTAGAAAAGGCACTTCTAAAAGTGCAAGGGGCTTTGGCTTTGTCTCAAGGTTTATCCCAATTGAAGGACATTGGAAAGGTCACAGAACAGCTAAAGATCTCATTCAAGGGATTGGGGACTTCAGCCAAGTCTGCCACATCTTCTACGGATGGATTGACCAAAAGTACTAAAGGATTCGGTAAGGCGATCATAGCTACCGGTGTAGGTGCTTTGGTAGCTGCCCTTGGTCTTTTGATTGCAAACTTTGATAAGGTCAAGGAAGTGATGATGAAGCTATTCCCTGTCTTTGAGGAATTAGGCAAATTCATTGGTGGCTTGATCACGGGATTTACCGACTTTATCGGATTGACCAATGAGGCGGAAAGAAACCTTGAAGCCCTTGGAAAGTCAAATGAGAAGTTGAATGATGACATCAACAATAAGATCAAGCTACTATCTGCCCAAGGTGGAAAAGAGAAGGAGATCTATGATCTAAGAAGAAAGCAGATTGATAATGAACTAGCCTTGATACAAGAGACTTCAAAGGTCAAAGGAGAGTTAACGGATGAAGAACAGAAAAGGCAGAAGGAACTACTAACAGAGAACGCTGTCGAGGCAGCAAACTTCTACAAGTTTACAGCCGAACAGGAGAAGGCAGCAGCGGAAAAGAGCAAGGCAGCAGGAGAAAAGGCAAAGGCGGAAGCGGATAAAAGAAGGGCTTTGGAATTGGAAGCTCAAGGCATTCTAGAAGATGCAAAACTAGAATTGCTAGATCAAAGACAGCAGGAAGAGGCAGCGGTCGAAAAGGAATTTGAAGCCAAAAGAAAGAAGCTAAAAGAGGCAGGGATAGAGGATGATGGTAGCCTAGAAATGGCACGGCTTGCTAGACTTGCTGAGATTGATAAGCAATACAAAGAAGAGGCGGAATCGCAAGAGGCGGACTTTCAGAAAAGGCTAAACGATATCCGGACAGAGATCCGTTTGGCAGGCATTAAGGATGAAAATGAGAAGGCAAGACAGCAGATCCTTTTGGACTTTGAGACTAGAAGACAGGACATCCTAAAAGATGAGAAGCTAACCGGAGAACAAAGGATTGCACTACAGCTAGAACTAGCACAACAGGAGAAGCAGCAACTTGATGCCCTTCAATTGACTATTGATCAGCAGAACGCAGAGAAAGCCTTACTTGAATTGGATATGCAGATGAAGGAGGCGGATGCTAGCTTTCAGATTCAGAAGGATTTGATTGACAAAAAAGAAGCCCTATCCCTTGAGCAGTTTCAAAAGGGTTTGATCAATGAGCAGCAGTACAATGAAGCATTGAAAGGCTATTCAGATGCACGAATCGAGATTGATCGGAAGGAGAATGAAGCTAAGATGCAGAACGCTGCAATGGCAGCAGGTCTCTTGAATACAGTATCTAGCCTAGTAGGAAAGAACACGGCAGCAGGAAAGGCTACTGCTATCGCTGCGACTACTATAGATACCTACCTAGGTGCGCAGAAAGCCTATGTTTCTCAGCTAGTTCCAGGTGATCCATCTTCCCCTATTCGTGCTGCTATTGCTGCTGCTATTGCGGTGGCAGGTGGCATCAAGAATGTGAGAGAGATCGCAAAAACAAAAGTACCAGGAGGTGGTGCAGCATCTGCTCCTTCAATTAATGCTTCTGCTCCTGCTTCGGTTCAGCAAGTTCCTACCATAGGAAACAGCCCGATCACGGCACTTGGTGCAGCAATGACTCCTACCCAACCTTTGAGGGCTTATGTAGTAGAAAGCGAAGTCACAGCATCTCAGAAGAGGGTGGCAGATATTGAACGCAGAGCAGGATTCTAATACTTACAATTATGGAAAAGAAACTACCCTTGTATGAAATGATGATCGGTGATACTATCGAAGGCGAAGAAGAAGTTGACTTCATAGCCCTAGTAGAATATCCTGCGATTCAAAAAAACTTCCTAGCATTTTCAGCAGACTTCCAAGAAGATTCATATAATGACTACCCTCAATCAGCAAAGGATAATGCAGAACGGGGAATCCGTTTGAATGAGGAAGTAGGGAATAGATGCGCTACTCAGGTGGGAAAAGTTCGTGCGACTCAAATAATGGCAGGCGAAAATCTGTCAAGAGAGACCATCCGAAGAACATATTCCTACCTAAGCAGGGCTGCCGAATACTACAACCCTGAAGATACTGAAGCCTGTGGGACTATTTCGTATTTGCTATGGGGTGGAGAACCAATGCTTAGATGGGCAGAAAGTAAGATGAATCAAGAAGATTTTCGGGCTGTAGGTTTTAACAAATTCAATATTGAAAACCAAGAGCAGAGAATCGTCACAGGGGCTTTAATGATTGCTGATCTTCCGATCTACAGAAGGGATGAAGATGAGGAGTACTATGTTTCTTTTTCCGCTGCTGAGATCAAGAAGATAGTTCAGCGATTCTTCAAAAAGGGCTATCAAAGTAAGGTGAATGTAGAGCATAGCACTCCGGTAGATGGGGTATATATGTTTGAATCTTTTATCATTGATCGGGAGAAAGGCATCATGCCTCCTAAAGGTTTTGAAGATATCTCAAATGGCTCTTGGTTCGGATCTTTCAAAGTAGACAATGAGAAGATCTGGAATGAGGTCAAGGCAGGTACTTTCAAAGGCTTTTCTGTGGAGGGACTTTTCCGGTATGAGAAGACCAACAAGGTGATAACCCAAGAGGAACAAATCATGCAGCAGATCTTCAAGATTCTATCCCAAATTGAACACTAAAAATCAATTTATATTTACAATTATGAACGCAAAAGACGCACTAGTAGAAATCAAAAAACTACTTTTCTCAGAAGCAGAAAAGCAGGCTGCCTTCGCATTGGTTGAAGGTAAGCTAGTAGATGGCACTATGGTAGCCTACGATCTTGAGGCAGGAGATATTTTCGTGATCGGTGAAGATGGGGCGCAAATCCCTGCACCTGTTGGAGAGCATCAACTAGAATCAGGTGAAGTAGTGGTAGTCCTAGAAGAGGGTAAAATTGCAGAGGTAAAGCAAGCAGAGGCAAAGGTCGAAATTGAGATCGAGGCTGCTGAAGAAATGCCTGTGGAAGAGCCTAAGAAGGATGAAGCAATGGCAAAGGTAGAGCAAGCAATGGGTGACCTTGAAAAAAAGGTAGAAGAATTGACTGCAAAGGTTAAGGCAATGGAAGAGAAAGCGGAAGAAGTTAAGGAAGCGGTTAAAATGTCCGCAGTAGTCCTTGAGTCTTTGGCAAAAGAGCCAAGTGATAAAGCAATCACAGCACCTAACCAATTTGCAAAACAATTGAAAGTAGAAAAAGTAGACAGGTATAATAGCCTTCAAAGCGCATTTCAAAAATTAAAACAAAAATAAAATGGCACTAGATTTATCAGGATTAACTAACTATGTGAAGGAGAACGAATTGCAGTTGACATCTGCTGCTATCTTCTCTGCAAAAACTGCCTCTTTGATCGAGGCTCTAGGTAATGTTCAAGTGGGTATCAAATCCGCTGAGACTATCAACATCATGACTACCGATGCGGTATTCCAAGCAGGTGGAACTTGTGGTTTCTCTTCAAGCGGAACTACTACTATCACTCAGCGTACTATCACAGTAGGTAAGATCAAGATTCAGGAAAGCATCTGCCCTAAGGCATTTGAAGCGAAGTACACTCAGAAGGCTTTGAGAGAAGGATCTACCTATGACTACATGGCTTATGCTGCTGAGTATTCTGCACAGAAAGTAGAGAGAATTGGTGCTGCTTTGGAAACTGCTATTTGGCAGGGTGACACAGGAAGCGGAAACGCTCAATTGAACAAGTTCATGGGCTTTGGTACTATCATCAACGCTCTTGGCTTTGGTGGTGCAGGTGATCCAATCAACGGAAACACTGCTCAAGTTACTACCTTGACTTCTTCCAATGTTATCGCTGCTGTAGATGCGGTATTCCTTGCCCTTCCTGCTGCCCTTTTGGACAAGACAGATGTAGTGATCTTCTGCGGTAATGATACCTTCAGAGAGTATGTGATTGCCTTGAGAGAAGGAAACTACTTCCACTACCCTGTAGATGCTGCCAACATGGAATTGATTGTTCCAGGTACAAATGTGAAGTTGATCGGTGTTAACGGATTGAACGGAACTGACTACCTAGTAGGTCTTTCAATGTCTAATATGTACCTAGGTACTGACCTTTTGAATGAGCAAGATCGTTTTGAATTGTTCTACGCAAAAGAGGCGGATGAAATGAGATTCGTGGTTGAATTCAAACTTGGTGTACAACTTGCCTTCCCTGACGAAGTAGTGTTCTGGAAGAAGTATGTTGCACCTTAATTCAAAATAACGGGTAGGGGATTCACCCCTACCCTATTTTACTAATCTTAAAAATAAAAATATATGGCTTGCGCATTAACTCAGAACTATACACTCGATTGCAAGGACTCTATTGGAGGTCTTAAAGAGGTGTATTTCGCAGCCGTAGAAGATATCGCATCTTGGACAGGATCAGCAGGCACTTACACAGGAGTGACTATGGATGCAGGTAAATACTTCTGGAAGTACGAACTCGTAAAAGAGTCTTCAAACTTTGCAGAGGCAGTAAATACCAATGTTCAGAATGGCACAGTTTTCTACGCTCAAACTTTGGAGATCATCCTTAACAAATTGCAAGTAAACACTCGTAACGAGATCCTTTTGCTTGCTAAAAATAGACTTGTTGCCTTGGTAAAAGACAACAACGATAAGATGTGGGCACTTGGTGAGGTGAATGGACTTGATCTAACCGGTGGCGGTTCAGGATCAGGTACTGCATTCGGTGATCGAAATGGCTACACCTTGACCTTTACAGGTAACGAGAAGGAACTTGCTCCACTATTTACAGGATCTATTCCTTTGGATTAATATTTGGTTTGTTGTTTAGATGTGAAAGCACCCTCAATTTTGGGGGTGTTTTTTTTGTGTACACGATTGAAGGATTTTGTATTTATAGATATGGTGATAATCGAGCAGGGGGCGGATAGCGTGATCTACATAGCCCTATTTGATAAAAGAGAAACAAGCAGCAATGCCTACACCTTTTTATTTCAGCATGAAGTAACAAAGGAGGAAGTAACTTTAAACCTTACAGATGTGAGTGATTTCAAAGATCGGTATTCAGAATTTGCAATTAGCGAAGCCTCTTTCAGTTCTTCTACTGTTGGATTTTGGCGGTACTATGTAACCCAAACGGGAAGCGGTGCGGACATTATCGCTACAGGAAAAATGGAATTGACAGCACCTAATCTTTCTACTACAGGAGTGGTGAGATATCAAGGCTATAATGGTACTTATAAGACCTACACAACAACAGCATGATAAAATTATTCAAGTTTGATCAAGTGCCTTTGCCCGTTTACAAAGAAGTTAAGGGGAAGGAATACATCTACTACGGGGAGAAGAATGACTACCCAAATTATCTACTACGGATCTACAACAATAGCGCAAAGAATAACGCTATCATAACGGGTAAGGTAGACTACATCTGTGGCAATGGGTGGACTGTCAAGTCTGAAGATGAGATGCAGAAGGCAAAGGCATTCGGCTTGATTGATCGGATCAACACCAAGCAGGAAAGCTTGAATGAGTTGACTAAAAAGCTAGTGACTGATCTATCCATCTTTGGAGGCTACTACCTTCAGGTGATTTGGACAAAAGGCACGGGTGAGATTGCAGAACTTTACCATGTTGACTATTATAAGGTAAGAACCAACGCTGACAATAGTGAATTCTATGTCTCTGATAATTGGATCAAGAATGACAATGTCAATCCTAGACCTGATTTCGAGACCTATCCTGCATTCGATCCTAACAATACTACAGGCACACAGATCCTTTACTTTAAGGAATACAGAGCAGGAGCAAACACCTACAGCCTACCTGACTACAGAGGTGCAATCTCCTATATTGAACTAGATATCTCTATCGGGGAATACCATTTGAACACCATAAACAACGGAATGTTCTCAAGTAAGCTAATCAACTTGAATGGTGGTAAGGTAAGCCAAGAGGAAGAGGATCGTATTGAAAGACAATTCAAGGACAAGTTCTCAGGATCTAAGAATGCAGGAAAATTCATGCTTGCATTTAACGATTCAAAGGAGAACGAACCTTCAATCATTGATCTATCCGGAACAGAACTTGATAAGCATTTTGACCTTCTAAATAAGACAGTTCAGCAGGAGATCTTCACAGGTCATAAGGTCACTAGCCCAATGCTTTTTGGAGTTAAGACTGAAGGTCAGCTAGGTGGTAGAGCAGAAATGAGAGAGGCTTCTGAGTTATTTCAGAATACTTATGTGAATTCAAAGCAGCAAGCACTTGAGGAAGTCATCAACTACCTTTTGAAGTTCAATGATATTATCGCTGAACTTGAAATCAAGAAGACTGAACCTATCTCCTTCCAATTCACAGAGCAGATCATCTCTACTAACATGACTCAGGATGAGATCAGAGAGAAGCTAGGACTTGCACCAATTGAGAAGAAGGAAAGCCAAGGATCACAGGACATCATCAACTATTTGAATAGCCTTTCTCCTTTGATTGCTACTAAGGTGGTTGAATCTATGGATGTAAATGAATTGCGCCAATTAATTGGACTTCCTGTAAGAACTGAAATCGTAACTCCTACAGATGTAATCACAGATCCTACCCAAGGATTCTCTGATCACCTCCACCTTGAATGCAGTATCTCAGAATACGATGCAGCCATCCTTGAAAAGTTTGAAGGCAAAGGTATAGCAAAGGATAAATTCAAGGTAATTGAAAGCACAAAGATGCACTTCTCTTCAATGGATGACTTTATCAAGCAGGATCTATTCGCTGAGTACCTATTGAATGAAGTACAAAAGAAGATCGTAACTCAGATTCAAAGGAATGAAAACATCACGATTCCACAACTTGCTAAAATAGTAGGGATAGATGAAGCATCTGTGATCTCAAGAATCAATACTTTGATTGATGACCAGGTACTAGTTGAGAAGATCAGCCGTGAAGGGTTGATCACTAGATCCGTGACTCGTGCAGGAGAGGCAGCAGTCAAAAGGCTTCAACCTGTGACTTCATTCAAGGTACTATATAGCTACGAAGAGAGACCAAATGTACCTGATGCAAAGAGCGGATCTAGACCTTTGTGCGAAAGGCTATACGGAAGTGGTCTATTCTTTACACGGGAAGAGATTCAAAACATATCCAATCAGCTAGGCTATAGTGTTTTTCAATTGTGCGGAGGATGGTACACCAATCCAAACACAGGAAGAAGAACTCCTTTCTGTAGACATGAGTGGAAAAGAAATGTAGTAGTAGAAAAAACATCACGATGAGCGCAAATGTATTGATGATCAGTGAGCAGTCCTTCAAAGACTTCACTGTAGCTTCCGCAAATATTGACCTGAAGAATGTCACTCAGGTGATCAAGATGACACAGGATAGGTACATACATCCTATCTGTGGGACTGCGCTTTATGATAAGATACTTCAACTCATTGCAGCAGGAACTATTGGTCAAGGAGGGAATGCAGTCTACAAGACTTTCCTAGATAGCTACCTAACAGATACCTTATTCAACTATGTGCTTGGTGAATTGCCTATGGCGATGCAGTACAAGTTCGTAAATAAAGGGGTAGTGAAGCGCAAAAGTGAGAACATCACAGAACCTACCTTCGCAGAATTGCAGAGCATAAGCCAATACTACAAGGGATATGCAGAATGGTACGCTGAACGGGCTATCAATTACCTATGCGCTAACTCTGAGCAATATCCGGAGTACTTGAATCCAGGTAGTGATGTCACTACTATCCAACCTGTAAGCAATCAGTACAAGGTAGCTATCAATCTAGGCAGGGGTGACTATGAAGATCACAGACCATACTCAGAAAGATACCAAGGCAACAGATACAAAAAACCATTCTAAAAATGGCTTATTCCAAAAACGAAAAAAAGCTAAAAGAATTTCTCTCAAAACAAGATGACATTAGTAGACCTAGTCAAAAAGCTAAAAGCAATACAGGAAGCGCACCCAATGCTTCGAACCTTCGGAGAGGGTGACATCTACGATTATGTAGATAATGGCGGAGAGATTCAATACCCTGTACTTTGGACAGTTGTAAGACCTTCCGTGTATAGTGGTACTACTATGCGCTATGATCTAGTCCTTCTTTTTGCTGATCTACTAACGGAAGACAAGAGCAACAGACTACAGATTCAATCAGATCAGATGCTTGTAGCTTTGGATGTATTAGCCAAATTAAAACTTGACAATGACTACACCTTTAATACTGCACCTAATGCGACTCTGGAATTCTTTCAAGAACGCTTTGATGACTTTACAGCCGGTGTATCAATCGCTATACAGATTACTGCTCCAATGCCTTTAAACCTTTGTGTAATTCCAACCGAAGCCTAAATGAATATCTTGAAAAGTGATGGACTAGGAGTTCCTTCTACATTGGTAGCCATCTTTGCAAATGTATCTCAGGTGATTGGGATAGGATTTATAAATATGTTTTTTACTTGGATCATTTCGATCTTATCAATCATCTACTTGATCTACAAAATCAAAAACGAAAAAGGCAAATTTGATTCAAACAAAAATGAAGAAGGGAACTAGCGTACAAAAGGCTTCCTCATTTGGGAAGCGAAGAAATGGGAAGGCAAAGAAAGCCTACTCTAAAGCATTAAATAAACCTAAAAAATACAGAGGGCAAGGAAGATGAAAAAACTATTCGATTGGCTAAAGGGATTTCTTAGCGAAAATGGAGAAGCATCTAGTAAAAGATTTGTAGGTGTATTCTCAGCGATTGCTTTGTCCTACACTTTGTACGCAAATCACGATGCTGTGAATGAGCCTTCAGAGGCTTTAGTTTATTCGGTAGCTGCTTTGTCTGCTGCTGCCTTGGGGATTAGTGCAGCGGAAAAAATATTCAAAAACCCAATTAAAAAAGAAGAAAATGACTGAAGAAAAAAAAGAGATTAAGGCAAATCCTCTACCTATTAGCTTTGCCGAATTTGCAAAAGAGCCTGTAAAAGGGATGCTATTCCTTGTGATTATTGCAATCGGATATTTATACATTGACGGCAAGATTAACTACACTTCGCAAATCGAAAAGCAAGGCTTGAAAATTGATGCATTGGAATTGAAGATGGATAACGCAACTATGAATTTGAAGCGTTCGGATTCTTTGTTGTCTGCATCCCTTGCTAAGTTAACCACCTTGCAGGAACTAGGCAAAATCAAATAACGATGAGACATCTACCTATTGTATTCCTACTCCTTTTCGCATCTTGCGGTAAAGAAGAAGTTTTGGAAGAAGTCCAAGAAACGGATAGTTTATTTATCAAAAGTGATAGCTTATTCAAACAAGCTACTGTCACTTTGCCCAAGTCAGACAAGCAGTTTACTAAATTAATCGAGAAAGTAGACAGAAAGATTGAGACCCTTAAAACAGAGGTAATTGTAGCCAAGAAAGCTGTGGAATTGGCAAAGGCTGAAAAAACAATAGTCTACATTCGAGATACAATTTTCATAAAAGAAGAGAAGAACTTTTGGGGTAAAAAGAAAGTCACTATTGATTCAGTAGGACTTGATTCACTAAACAACTAACTAAATGAAAATTAGCGCACATCTTTCACTATCCGAAGTTACACGCAGCGATTCAGCCAAGAGGCACGGGATAGACAACACTCCAACGGCAGAACACTTGGAGAACTTTAAGCTACTAGCAGAGAAAGTATTCGAACCTATTCGGGCGCACTTTGGTGTTCCTATCCATATTTCGAGCGGGTACAGAAGCAAGGCTTTGAATCAATTCGTGAAGGGGAGTTTGTCCTCTCAGCATTGCAAGGGTGAAGCCATTGATATCGACATGGATGGAAGCAGCAACGGGGTGACCAACAAGATGATCTATGACTTTATCAAGGAGAAGCTAGACTTTGATCAGCTAATATGGGAATTTGGAAGTGATTCAAATCCGGATTGGGTTCATGTATCTTACACGAAAGGGAAAAACAGAAAGCAAAAACTCAAGGCTGTCCGGTCGGGAGGAAAGACAACCTATCTACCTATATAATGGAACTTACCAAAATTGCAAGGAATGTGCATAGTCTATCCCTTAGCAAAGAGGAAAACAGAGTAGCCCTTTTGTCTGATATACATTGGGATAATCCAAAGTGTGACAGGGAGATGTTAAAAAGACATCTAGACTACTGCCTTGAAAATGAGATACCTGTCTTCATCAATGGGGATTTCTTCTGCTTGATGCAGGGGAAGGGTGATCGAAGAGGTAATAAAAGCGACATCCTTCCTGAGCATAATAATGCAAAGTACTTGGATAGTATTGTGGAAACTGCTGTAGAATGGTGGTCACCTTATGCTTCCATCTTGACTGTGATAGGATACGGAAATCACGAGACTGCTATAATCAAATATCAGGAAACAGATATCCTTCAAAGGTTCGTAGACCTGTTTAACTACAAGAATCAAAGCAATGTTTTTACCGGTGGATATGGCGGATGGATAGTTCTGAAATATCTTGTTAGACATAGTACTGCAATGACAAAAAATTTGAAGTACCATCATGGTCTAGGTCTCGGGGGGGTGGTTACCCGTGGGGCTATCAACTTGACTAGGGCTTTAGAAATCTATGAGAATATGGACATCTTTGTGATGGGTCACATTCACGAAAACTCAAGCCGTAACGATGTAAGGGATACACTTCAATACAATCAAGGGAAAAGGGTGTACGAATTACAGCAGAAGCAGATTCACCTTGCTATCACGGGAACATACAAGGAGGAATACGGAGATGGATCTCAAGGATGGCATGTAGAAAGAGGCGCACCTGTCAAACCTGTAGGAGGTAGAATTCTAACCTTAAATGGTAGAAGACTTGTAATAAATGGCTCAGATAGTTACGATGTTTTAATTGACTCCCAAAAGTTTCCACTATGATAGCCATTCTAAAATTCCAACTTCCAAAGGATAAATATGAATACTACAGGGCAGTAAATGGAAGTGCTGCTATTGGGATAATTCATGATTTCGATGAATGGCTAAGATCAGAAATCAAGTACAAAGATTATGATGAAGAAAAGCAAAACACCCTTGAATTGTGCCGTAAGGAATTGCATAAATTAATCCAAGAAGAAAACATTGACCTAGACAAATGATTGATCAAAGAATTCAAATTGCAGTTATATCCTTTCTTGCAGGGGTGATCCTAGCTTTTGTAGTATTCCCTAGACCAGAGGTAGAGACAGTGTACAAGTTTGAAACGAAGGTAGAAAGTGACACAATTTACTCTCATGTATTAGATACTATTTATGTTCCAAAAACCAAGATCAAAACAGAAGTTTTAAGGGATACTATCCTTGTTGATTTTAAGCCACAAATAAGCCTGTTTAAGACCTCCATTCCTTCTGAGTATGGAAGTACCAATGTAAGCGGTGAAGTCCTTGGAGAAGTCCTAAAAATGACTGCTACGAACGATTTCAAAATACCTGTTGTAACCAACACGATCACCAACACGGAAACAAAGACAATCATCCAAAAGCCAAAGGGGATCTACCTAGGTGCAGGGGTTAATTCATTAATCCAACCAATGGCAAAAGTTTCCTACTTGGACAACAAGTATCTATTTGAATACGGCTACGAACCTGTGACAAAAGTTCACACCTTGGGTCTATCTAAAAAGCTATTCTAATGTGGATCGAAATAGATGTAATGCTTTCCGGTCAAACAATTGATTGGAAGTCTTTAGGCTTGGAGGTAAAACATGAATGGTCAAGGCGAATGGTACGGGTAGGGGACATCCAATATGTGCAGGAGTTAATGCATGACATCCAGATCATGGGGTTCTATGACAATACCACCTGCTTAATAAAAGGAGACTACAAAGAGATCAGGAGTGAGATCCTCCACCTTGATCAAGAAACAGATTTAGAGTAATATAAAATTTACAAAGTACAGCAGATTTGTAAAAATCCTTTTACTTTATGATATCCTTTAGCTGCTGCCATATATCTGTTTGAAGATCTCCCCAATACATCTCACATCTATCTTCCTTGAATGGTGGTGATTTAAAATACCATTGATATTCACTAGGCTTTGATGTGTAGCGGAAGCATCCTTCTTTAAATGGGCAGCCTTCACCCTTGCACATGGTGATATCAGGACTCATGTATCAATCTTCATTTGCTATCCTACTATTAAGCCTTTCCTGTAGGATATCTAAGTCTTTTTTTCTTTCTAATTTGGCTCTATTTGTTTCTATCTTCAGAAGAACCAGGTATCCGATCAGATCATTGATCACATCTTCATCATCCTTTTGTAGTGATCCATTCTTAATCCTCTTCAATTTATCATCTATTCGTACAAGTAGTCCTTCTTTTGCGGACAACTGAGAGAATACACCTAGGGGTTCTAGGGCAGAGTTGCCGTACTTGAGATTCTTTGAGACTAGCAGTTCACGGATTTCTAAAAGGTAAGTTGAAACTTCTTGGACAAAATTTTGCATTAGTAAAGGATCGGTTGAATTTTTATAAAGTAGTACCACCAAATGGTAAGCAAAGCAAATAACAATGCTGCTCCTATCCAAAAGAAGAAAGATTTAATTTCCTTCTTCATGGCATTTTTTAAATGATTTAAACCTATCCCCTACCAGGTATTGACTTGATCTAAACTTTGACCTTCCCTTCTTGATCAGGAATCCATCCGCAAAAAGTACATAGAATTCATTTTCTGCTACCACCTCATTGAACTGCACATAGTCTGCCCACCATTCCGCAGGCTTTCGATTTTCATCCATGACCTTAGAGGCTTTGCCGTATCCAAAGGGGTTGATGATCTCTGATTCTTCCATAGTTTTATTTGCAAGTTATAGGGATAAAAAGATACGCTTGAAAAAAATCTAACATTTTGTCGAAAGTTTTTTAATAAATATTTTTTTATTTCATTTATAAGTTAGATATTTGATTCATCAAACAAGGACATCTAACCAAAAGCACCATGACAACTTCAGAAAAAAACTTCACAGGCGAATACATCAAATTTGAAAACGGAAATGTGATGTCTATTCATAGCCAACTTACAAAAAACGGAATGAGATATTACAGATATTTCAGAGGCAGATTTCAAATCATTTCAAGAACAGAAATTGAAATGAGAATTTACGAAATGAACTAATAATCTTACCCCTTCGGGGGCTTTACTTTAAACCCTAAAAAAAATGAACTACAATTCAGAACACTATCACGATCAAGAGATCACATTCACCTACGAAGGTCAAGACTACCTTTGGATAGGTGACTACACCATAGAACACACAGGGGAAGATGAAAGTGAATTTGCTCCTGCCTATGGGGAGATGGAGATCACTATCGAGTACACTAGAAGCCTATCATCATATGAACACGGCTATGAAGTAATCCCTACTAGGTCTATGCTTATGGAACTAGAAATCGAAATTGAAAGAAACTACTAAACAACCAAACAAAAAAACCAATGGAAAGATCACCAAGTATCACAAACCTTACCCAAGGACTAGCCAAGTTTCACGCTATGGTCGGGCGCATCTCTAAGGATGCAAAGAACCCATTCTTCAAAAGTAACTACGCAAGCCTTCCGCACATCATCACGGAGATATCCGAACCTATGGAGAAGGCAGGTCTAGTTATTGCACAGTTCCCTGATGGGGATGGGCTCACAACTATGCTGATCCATGCGGAGACAGGTGAGTATTTATCAGCTACCTACACCTTGCAAGTAGTACGGCAGAATGACCCACAGGCTCAGGGTAGTGCATTGAGTTACGCTAGAAGATACGGCTTGACTTCAGTCCTAAACCTAGCCATCTCAGATGATGATGCAGAGGCAGCAATGAGACCTGTACGGCAAGCACCTACACCTTCTAAGGTAGCACCTACAGAAGCACAGTTCTCCGGAATAGTTCAGTACTTGAATGGTACACCAGAGCAGCAGAAGACAGCCAAGGAGGCACTAAAGAAATACAACCTAACCAAGGATCAAAAACAAATAATCGAAGGACTACTATGAACTTATACGAAATCACCCAAGAGGCGCAGTACTTAGCTGCGCTTCTTGAAACCGAAGAACTTACTCCGGAACTAGAGCAAGAACTGCTCATCAATCAGGAACAGCTACAGATCAAAGGCATTAACTATGCCAAGGTGATCAGCAACTACCAAAGTGAGAGCGATGCCATAGATGCCGAAATTAAGCGTTTAAAGACCATGAAAGAAAGCAGGGATAAGAAGGTCACATGGTTAACCGAAAGCCTCAAGAAAGCCATGTTAGTAAGCGGAATAGAGAAGATAGAATCACCCCTATTCAAGATCTCACTAAGAAGATCAGAGGCTGTGGAGGTGGAAATACCAGAGGCTTTACCGGTAGATTGGCAGGTAAAGAAGATCACGATCACAGCGGACAAAGTAGCAATCAAGAAAGCAATCAAGGAAGGGTACTCAATCACGGGTGCTAGACTAGTAGAAAATTTTAACCTACAGATAAAATGAAACAGACAGCAGTTCAATGGTTATTTGAAAAGATTACTGAACAAGGCACTAATTCATATTTGGATATGAGATTTGTAGTAGCCGAAGAGATGGAAAAGCAGCAGATTAAAATTGCACATTTAAACGGACAGTCTGAGTGGGATATAAAAGGATTAGCAGACATAAATAAAAAATTAGCAGAAGAATACTATAACGAAACATACGGAGAAAAATGAAAGCATATCTATACCTAGGAAAATTCATCAAGAGACCTGGAGACCTAGCCCCTAAGGGGGTGAAGTCTACCTACCAAAACGAAAAGCTACCATTCAACGAAACATTCGAAAGACTATGGCAACTTGCAAACACGAAAGCCTAGTGCCTCTTGTAAAGGATCTTTACACCCTAGGTCACACGAAAAATCAGATAGCTGAGATGATGGGCATACGATTGACAACTGTCAACTACATCCTTTATGTGATCCTTGAGGTGTCCTCAAATAACCCTAGAGGGAATCTAGTAAATGAGATGCCGAAGGAATTAGTGAACAGGGTCATAACCCTATCCTGTTGGGGATACACTAAAAAAGAGATAGCCGAAGATCTACAAGTGAAGTTCAAACTAGTAGCGGATATAGTCAAGGAGGCTACGGATAAAAAATTAATTCAAAAATTTTCTTGAAAGGTATTGTACATTCTAAACTATTTATTAGTTTTGGCTATTCAATTACATCAACAGACCAAAATCACCATGAAAAAAGCACTTAAAATCACAGGCAAAATCATCTACTTCATCGTAGCCATGTCTCCCATCTTTGCGCTTGGCTATATGCTAGGGCTTAAATTAATGCAACAATAAAACCAAATTCACCTATGGAAAATCTATCAATCAAAATCAAGCAGACAGTAGAGATTGATTCAGAGATCACTCTACCAAAGTACTTCACAATAAACAAGTACAATCACTACAAGCTAGTAGATCCTACTTGTGTAGTTTCCGTGACCTACTACCCTAGTAGCTTAGAAAGTATTAAGGCACTAGAGATCTTCTCATCTATCAGGATGGAAAATATCAGGTATGTCCAATATATAGCAAAGCCTGAGAACATAGATCCTATCACGGAAAAAGAATTCTTGACCTATTTCAATGAAGCTAAAAAATTAATTCTATCAGCATGAAATCCACCGACTCACAAACTGCGCTGATCAAAGGATGGCTATTGAATGGCTACTCGATCACTCAGCTAGATGCCTTGAATATGTTTGGTTGCTTCCGGTTATCCGCAAGGATAGCCAACCTACGGGAAGAAGGGCTTGATATTGTCACAGACATGGTGAATGTAAATGATAAAAGAATCGCTAAATACTATTTGAACAGATGACACGAGAAGAAATAATAACCGAATTGAATCACAGGTCTACACAGAAATACTTGGTATACCTAGCCCTTCAGGAGATCATGCTAGACTACTATGAAGATGTATCCATGTTGAAGTTCTTTGATCTGGATCTACAGACAAAACACAAGAACATGATCAACGCTTTGAAGCGGAAGTCTACGCAGGCATTCAGATACCTTGAAGGGTACGATAATGGAGAAGCTACTATCAAGCAGTTTCACGAGTTCGTAACCCTATTTGAAAGGCTTCACACGGCTATAGATGAAGGAGGAAGTATCTTCCATAATTGTATTAATGCAGTAGAAGAAATACTAGATAATCATGAAAAGAAGGAGAAATCTAACTGAATACGAGAAGATAGTCATCTTTGAAAAATGGCAGGATCGTGTGCCTACCAAGGTCATAGCTTTAGAAATGGGTGTTAGTTATATGTGCATTTATAACCAACTAAAAAAACGCTATTTAGTAGGATAATTGGAAAATTTATTATATTTGTTCATCACGAGTCATTTTTGAGGTAGGAGCCAAAAATGATTCCATAGGTTTACTAAACCTAGCCTGTCAGACTCCTACCTGGCAGGCTTTTTTATTTACAAAAAATGAGCGGATGGATTAAAGTACACAGGCAACTTCAAGATCATTGGGTATGGTCTAAGCCGGAGTATCTAAAATGGTGGCTTGACATTTTGATGTCGGCTAACATAGAACCAAAAAAGGTTTTGATCAAGGGTCAACTTCTAGAAGTCAATAGGGGTGAGGTCATATACTCCTATGAAACTTGGGCAAATAGATGGAAAATCAACAAATCTAAGGTTTTAAGGTTTTTAAAAATGCTTGAAAAAGATTCAATGATTGTGTTAAAAAGCGAAACGATAACGACACGGCTAACTATCTGTAAATATGATACTTACCAAGGTGAGCGAAACGATAGTGAAACGCAAGTGAAACGCACACGAAACGCAAGTGAAACGCAAGTGAAACCAACTAAAGAAGTAAAAGAATTAGAGAAGGAAATAAATAAAGACTCTTTGATTTCTTTGGATGAAGTAGAGGTAGAGATGGCAAAGGAAAAGCCAATGCATAGACCATACTTTACTAGAATGCAAGAGATATACAACCTAGATGAAAAGAATATAAAGGAATCATTTAAGAATTGGAAGATACTAAAGGAAGGAGAAGCAATGACTATAAGCAAAGCGCAGAACTCCTTCAATCTGTACCTGAAGAATAATGCAAGTACAGGATACAATGAAAGCAAAGGTATAGAACCACCTAAGTATCCTAAGTCTACGATAGAAGATAATTGGTGGTAAGATGAAAGCGGAAGATCTACGGAAAATGAATGACTTGAATAGGGATATTTGGGGAATGATAGTACAAGCACAGCAAACAAAGAATTGGGCTTTGATTGAAGTAAACTTAAAGAGGCTTTATTCATTACAAAAAAAGTATATAAATCTCATCAATATCATGGATTATGAGGTAAAAGGTACTACCTTGATGCTTCAAGATGAGATCAGAGTCAGGAATCAATTCGAAAAGCAATGGTTCAAAGATGTATCTACTAGATCAGGAAGCTACCAAGAGATGAAGGAGAACATAGATAAACACTTCCCTACATGAAAAAGAAATCAGAAAAGATATTTGACCTAGACTTCTGTGAAGGATCAATCAAGACCTTTGCAGGGCAGAGGGATTCAATGCTTCAGAACTTCCGTAAGGGTAAGGAGGCAGGATCTAAGACCTATGTAAGGGATCTAGATCAAATCAGTAGTGGAGGTATACAGAATAAAATGTGGTCTTGGAAGGCAGGAGAATTTAACTTGTGGACAGGATATAACAATGAAGGCAAGTCACAGTTCTTGATTTTCCTTTGTGTATTGAAGGCAATAAATGAAGGATGGAAGTTTGCTTTCTTCAGCCCTGAGAACTACCCACCGGATGAATTCTTTGATGACATCATTCACACTATCCTAGGAAAAAGCACGGATAGGTTCTACAAGAATTTTGATGTATCTGAGCAGGAATACTTGAAGGCTTTTGACATGGTGAAGGACAACTTCTACTTTGTCTACCCTGAAAAGAATGGAGTACCTGACTTTACGATAGATCAGATTGAAAGCGTATTTGAGTACCTAGTGTGGGAGAAGGATGTCAAGGCGGTAGTGGTAGATCCATACATAAAGATCAGGCATGAGATGACAGCCGGAGAACCAGAACACCTGTACGCTTCTAGGTTTATGATGGACAGGATAAACTTCACACGGAAAAACAATGTATCCTATCACCTAGTGATGCACCAGACAACACCTAGGAAAGAAAAGGATGGAAACTACCCTCCACCTTCCCTGTACCAAATCAAAGGTGGTGGAACATTCGCAGATAGTACGGACAATTCTATTTCAGTATGGAGACCTAACAGGGCTACAGATCCGAATGATACCACAGTCATCATCAAAACGGATAAGATCAAGAAGCAGAAACTAGTAGGTATTCCCTTTGAGATCACCATAGACTTCAACAGAAAAAAGAATAGGTACATGGGGAAGGATGGCTTTGACTACTTTGATAATGCAAAAAAAGTAACCGGTTCAGAACCGGTTCAAGAACCAAGGGTGGAGAAGTTCCACAGATCCGGAATAGAAGATTTTCAATTTAATCAAGAAACTATAACACAATTTTAAATGAAAAAGATACTTCAACAATTGATCCCTTCAAAACAGGATCTATTCAGCATTCAGTCCGTTCTACTTTCGATCTTTGTCCTATTTAATTTTGATTATGACTTCGGGCTTTTGTTCATGGTCATTGTATCCCTGTATTCTATCGGCATGGACTTACTATATCGGATCTGCAAATGATACAATTCAAGATCAATGAGAAGCCTCTTTCGGTCAATGGGGCATTCTTAGGTAGGAAGATAAAATCAGCAGCCTATAGGGAACATGAAAAGACTATGCTTCTCAGGATGCCTGCAGGAAAAGTAGATCCTGATGTCATGCTTCGGGTTGAATTGTTTTTCGGATTCAGTTCAAAAGCCTCCGATATTGACAACGGGATCAAAGTCACCTTAGACCTAGCCCAAAAGAAGTACGGGTTTAATGATAAAATGGTCTTTGAATTGAATGTGAGGAAGTGCATAGTGAAGAAGGGAGAAGAATTTATACAGATGGGTATCTATAAAATGCTTCCTTTTTAGACAAAATTCACCCTTTAAAATTGGATATTAATTTTTATCCTATATTCGTAGAAAATAACAAACCAAAATGAGCGTAGAAGAAGGATTGCTAATCAGAAGATCAAGAAAGAAAAGCGGATTCACACAGCTAGAACTTTGCAAGAAGCTAGGACTAAGCCATGCACCTATCAACCAAGTGGAGAACGGATGGGAAAGCATAAGCCTGTTCAATCTTAGGATGATCTGTGAAGCGGTAGGATTGGAAGTTGTAATTAGAGAGAAGAAGTAGAATGCCTAGAATGCTCCCAAAATCGAAATTAGATTATTCACTTGAGATCCGCTATAGGCTTTCAAATGGGGAGTGGTCTAAGTGGATGAATAAGGGTAAGGGTAGCTTTCAAACTATAGAACTAGTACAGCATCAGATCAGGCTTCTAGCAGCATCATATAAGGGCAGAGAGAAGGAGGTACGCTTTGAATGGAATGGATGGTTATGCGACTATTCAGGACTGCCCACAGGCGAAGTAATTAGCCTTAAATGAAAGCTATCGAATGGCTATATGACAATGAGTTCAAATATGTATTTCAGAACATAGGGAAAGACCTATGGGAAGATCTACGGCAAGAGGTGGCGGTGATAGTATTAGACTACGATCAAGGCAAACTGAAGGAACTAGAAGCGAAGGGAAAGCAGGTCTTCAAGTTCTGGATAGTTAGGATCTGCTGCAATCAAACCAATAGCAAATACGGGAAGTTCGGCAGGATGTATGCAGCCCTTGTTCCGGTGGAGGATATAGTCAAGTTCATCAAAGAGGAAGAGGAAATAGATAATAGCCAAGGGGTAGCAGACTCGATTTCAAAGATCATAGAGGGGCTATATTGGTACGATCAAGAAATACTCAAGATGTATGTGGAACTAGGATCAGTTCGCAAGGTATCAAAGCAGACAGGCATTCCACACACATCAATTTTCATAACCATTAAAAAAATAAGATCATGCATCAAATCACAATTGGTATACTAGGATCAATCGGGATCACCCTAATTTACTTCTACATTGTAAATGTACCTGCCATCTATATGAGGCTAACAAGAAAGAAATTAGGAAAGCCATTCAACTGCTCTTTCTGTATGTGCTTCTGGACTTCTATGATTTACTTCATTTTAAATACAGAATTAGATGAGGCAATATTTCTAGGTAGTGCTACTCCATTCATTTACATGATCGTAGAGGAACACATCACTAACAAATTTGAACTATGACAGCAGAAGATTTAGAACTATTCAAGAAGCACTTCGAACTATACGAGTGCTATAAGAAGCACTCCTTTATTCGCAATTATTCCAAGACAGTATACACGGAATTGATCCACCTATACACTACCTACATCAGCACGAAGCACACCTTCTCACATTGGTGCAGTAGCTGTAGGGCAGAACTAGTTACTGCTGTATATAATTGGTACACGAACGAAGCAAACACTACCTGGTACAAAGAGGAAAAGGTGGAGGATGTAACCAAGTTGCCTTTTAACACAGAAGAAAGGGTGATTGAAAATAAGCCGATCAAGAGAAGAAGAAAATCAAATAAATAAACAGATGGACAACAAACCAAAAACAAGACTAGGAAACGGCAAGAAGAGAAGTGATTCTTGGATCACGGCAGCTATCTGCCTATCCGATGCAGAGGCACACGCTTACACCTACAACGGGAAGAAGTATGTCAACCTAAACATTAACATATACGATAAGCCAAACGAATACGGGAAGGATGTGGCAATCACTTTGAACGATTACAAGAAGGAGGAAGGTGCAAAGCCACAAGAGAACAAGATGCCTGCTGCACCTTATCAAGCCGAAGAATACGATCTACCATTTTAAAAAAAAACCACCAACCATGTCAAAATTTCAATTGAATTTCAATAGTGCAAAAAAGGTGATCAGCGTAACGCTTGAAGATGAAGAGCAAGGAATCTTTGATCTCGCTTACTTGTTTAAGAAGTTGCTAGATGATGCAGGCATTCCCAACAAACTAGAGGAAAAAGAAATAGAAGAACCTGAAGTAGTAGGAAACGAAAAACTAGATTAATGGATATCAAAGTAGTCAAACTTTCAGAGATAAAAAGCAATCCGAACAACCCTAGGATTATCAAGGATGATAAGTTCAGAAAGCTAGTCAAGTCTATTCAAGAGTTTCCAAAGATGCTCGAGATCAGACCTGTGGTAGTTAATGCTGATATGATAGTCCTAGGTGGTAACATGAGATTGAAAGCCTGTAAGGAAGCAGGTCTCAAGGAAGTTCCGGTGATCTTTGCTCATGATCTAACAGATGAAGAACAGAAGCAGTTTATCATCAAGGATAATGTAGGCTTCGGTGAGTGGGATTGGGATATGATTGCCAATGAATGGGATGCGGAAGAGGTAGAAGAATGGGGACTTGATATTCCAGAGTTTAGTATCAAGGAAGAACTAGAAGCGGAGGAGGATGACTATGAGATGCCCGATGAAGTTCAAACGGATATTGTCCTAGGTGATTTATTTGAGATAGGAGAACATCGTTTGCTTTGTGGAGATAGTACCTGCTCGGACACGGTTGCAAAGTTGATGAATGGAGAAAAGGCTGATATGGTTTTTACTGATCCTCCTTATGGTATGTTTTTAGATACTGACTATTCAAATATAAAAGGATCAAAGAACGCAAAGATTCAAGGAGGTGGTAAAAAATATAGTAAAGTAATTGGAGACCACAACGATTTTACCCCTGAATTAATAAATACAATTTTTGCTTGTTTTGATTATTGTAATGAAATTTTTATTTGGGGAGCAGATTATTTTGCGGAATTAATACCAAATAAGAATGAAGGAAGCTGGATTGTATGGGATAAGAGAGGAGGAGAGGATGCTGACAAAATAGTAGGTTCTTCATTTGAGCTTTGTTGGAGTAAGCAAAAGCATAAAAGACTAATAGCAAGAGTGAAGTGGATGGGTGCTTTTGGATCAGCAGACGCAAGAGACAGAGTGCATCCAACTCAAAAGCCTTTGAAATTAGTTGAGTTCTTTTTGAATAATTGGGGAGATGATACCAAATTAGTTGCAGATCTTTTTCTAGGATCGGCTTCTACAATGGTAGCAGCGCACCAACTCAAGCGTAAGTGCTACGGAATGGAACTAGATCCAAAGTACTGCCAAGTGATAGTGGACAGGATGAAGAAACTAGATCCTAGCCTAGTGATTAAAAAGAACGGTATTGCACAAAATTAAACAATATGAAAAAGCCTGATAGATCCGTGATAGAGAAAGCCATCGTGAAGGCATTTGGCAACCTTTCTACAGCCTCAAAGTCTTTGGGGGTAGAAAGGGCTACCCTTTACAAATGGATTGAACAGGAGGGCTTAGAAGAGGCTGTACAGGAAGGCAGAAATAGAAGGCTTGACTTTGCAGAATCTATGCTTGACAAAGGGATGCAAGAGGGGAACATGACTGCTACTATCTTCTTCTTAAAAACTCAAGGCAAATCCAGAGGATATGTAGAAAGGCAGGAGTTAACCGGTGCAGATGGGAAGAAACTTTTTGAAGTCAAGATAGTGGATGACAGTATCTAGCATCAAAACAAATAAGGTATTCCGTCACCTTGAGACTAGCAAATCAAAGATAGTAGTACAGCAAGGTGGCACAAGATCGGGGAAGACCTATAATATCCTTCTCTGGATAATTTTTTCATACTGCGAAAAGAACACGGGTAAGATCATAACAATCTGCCGGAAGACCTACCCTGCTTTAAGGGGTACTGTCATGCGTGACTTCCTAACCATCCTGAAGGATCATGAGATCTACTCAGAAGATGATCACTCAAAGACAGCATCTGAATACAAGCTAAACGGCAACACGATTGAATTCATATCCCTTGATATGCCTCAAAAGATCAGGGGTAGAAAGAGGGATCTACTTTTCGCTAATGAGGCGAACGAACTTAATTTCGAAGATTGGCAGCAGTTGCTCTTCCGTACAAATGAAAAGGTTATCATTGATTTCAACCCTTCGGAAGAATTCCATTGGATCTACGATCAGGTGCTACCTAGGAAGGATGTCGAGTTTTATCAAACTACTTACAAGGATAACCCATTTTTAGGGGCTGAGATCAAAGCAGAGATCGAAAGGCTCAAGGAGATAGATGAGAACTATTGGAGGGTCTATGGGCTAGGAGAACGGGGACAGAGCAGAGCCTTGGTATATACTTTCAGTACTACCAAACAAATCCCAAAGGAGGCGAAGCTAGTAGCCTATGGTCTTGACTTTGGATTTAGCAATGATCCTACTGCCTTGGTGAGAACTTACATCCTAGATGATGCTATGTATGTAGATGAATTGATCTATCGGACAGGGATGACCAACCAAGACATAGCCAAAGAGATGCAGAACCTTGGACTTGAGAAGCAGAATGAAATATTTGCGGATAGTGCCGAACCTAAAAGCATTGAAGAGATTTACCGGATGGGATGGAATGTCAAGCCTACTATCAAGGGGTCTATCAACCTGGGCATTGACATCATCAGGAGATACAACCTTCATGCCACAGAAAGCAGCTACAACCTGATCAAGGAACTCAGGAACTACAAGTACATAGAAGATAAGAACGGGCAGATGACAAATAAGCCTGTAGATAATTTCAATCACGCATTAGATGCGCTTCGCTACTCAGTGGTGAATAAGATCTCCAATAGTCACCTAGGGAAGTACTCTTTCCGATAGATACATCAAACCAAAAAAATATATTTAGAATCATGTGGGACAAACTTACAGTAGGGCAGTTCATCAGCCTTTACGATATCGAAGCAAACGCTAATCTGAACATCATTGAGAAGCAGCAGAAGATGCTTGCTATCGTGGATGGGAAGGATGAAGAGTACTATGATGATTTCAAGTACAGGGATCTAATGCATGAGTACGCTGAGAAGTTGGCTTTCTTTGATAACATCCCAGAGACCAAGCCTGTAGACTATTTGCAGGTAGGGGAGAATAGGTATAAATTCTGCTTTGAACTACACGAGATCACGGCAGGGCAGTACATTGATATACTAGCCTTTAGCGGTGAGATCATGCAGTTGAACAAGATAGCTGCCTGTTTCTTTCTGCCTATGCTAGGTGACAAGTATCAAGGCTATGGGGTAGTGCCTCATGATGTGGTAGCGGATGATTTGCTAGGGGCAAAATTCATAGAAGTATATAGTTGTATGCTTTTTTTTTGTCAATTATTCAGCGAATTAATAAGCA